CCGACTCAACTGCATCATGGGCGGCTCAATCAGACTCAACCACAACCTGGACAATACAATAGGGTGACGCATGGCAACGTATAACAAATTTAATCAAACTGTAGAAGATTGGATGGAGGGCGCATATACAGCATCCACCGATCAATTCACGGTATCTCTAACGGCGGCGGCAAACGCACCAGTTGCCACTAACTCAGTATTGGCGGATCTTACCGAGATAGCCTATACCAATTTAAGCTCAAGAAGCCTGACAACCTCTACCAGCAGCCAAACGTCTGGAACATTTACCCAGTTATTTGCTGATTTGGTTTTATCTGCCTCTGGCGGATCATCGGCAGCATTCAGATATGTGGTGATCTATAACAATACACCAGTATCGCCAGCCGACCCGCTTCTGTCGTATTATGATTACGGTAGCGACCTAACGCTAGCAGACGGCGAAAGCCTTACACTAGATTTCACAACCTCAACATTCACTTTATCGTAAGGGGCTGACATGAACATTAAAGAAATGAAAGAACATCGTGACAGCCTCCACAAAGAGCTGAAGGAATATCTAGCAGGGGTAAAACCTAAAGAGCTAAGGATCAGGGGTGAGATTAGAGCGCTACAAGAAGAATTGTATAGGCGTGAAATGGCCCCTGTAATCAGCAAGCTAAAGCACGATGTTGCAGAGGGGTTGCTAGAAGGCGATAAGCTGGAAGCAGCCAAGAAGAAAATTGAAGTTGTTGAACCAATATTAGCGGGCTAGTAACGAATGGTAGATGGTAGGCAGATTAAACTAACTGATGAGCAGCTGGAGTTAGCGTCAAAACTAACAACGTTGCAGCGGAAATTTGTTTTAGAGTTAATTAGGCCTAATGTCACACAAAGGCAGGCGTATTTAACCGCTGGAGGCTCTGGAAAGACTGAAGAGTCTCAAGACAACTCAGCAAGCAAAATGTTTAGCCATGTTGAGGTTCGCGCGTTCTATGATTCGTTGTTAGCCGCAGCGGCTACAGCCGCTATCCTGGATATGAATCAAGCACTGACAATAGTGTCTGATATAGCAAACGATCCAGAGGTAGCCCCAAACCACAGAGTGGGAGCGGTTAAGCAAGCTTCTGATATGTTGGGATGGAACGCACCTAAGAAAACCGAATTGTCTGGCGAGGATGGTGGGCCTATTAATGTTCATGGAATGTCAAATAAAGAGCTTGAGGAAATAGTTGCTAGAATCAAGGGCTGAACTAGAATTGATTGCAGGCGCTCAGTTAGAAATAGAGCGCAGGCAAAGTCAAAGATCAGTGATTGGGATCGTGCATCCTGACGGCAGGCTGTTGCGGTCTATTAAGCGTTTCGGAGACAAGTACGTTGAAGTAGACGAAGAGCCGACGCTTTACCTTGCTGAAAAGATAGAGCCGGTATTGACCAGGCCAAAGCGGTTAACAATTTTGGTCGGAGGGAGGGCTTCAGGGAAGTCAATTGCGGCCGGTGATATTCTAGCGATAGAAGCAAAAGACGATCAGAAAAGCGCCCTCTGTCTAAGGGAGTATCAATCATCTATTCTTGATAGCGTGCATAGCCTTTTTAAAAACGAGATCACTCGGCTCGGGCTTGATGGCTTTAACGTAAACGATACGACGATAGAGCATGAAGGCGGCGCAAAGATAAGATTTAGTGGGCTGGCCAGAAATCCTGAATCTGTTAAGTCGGCGTTCGGGTTTGATAATATGGGAGTAGAGGAGAGTCAATTCCTTAGTGACAATTCACTAAAGATACTAACCCCTACAGCAAGGAACAAGCCGGTAAATGGATTGCCAAGCGCCCCAATTGAGGTGGAAGACGAAATTGATCTATCCGCTGTAAAGATAATATTCACCGGCAACCCAAGATCAAGCGCCGACCCATTTAGCCAGCGGTTTATAGTTCCTTTTCAGAATGAACTGGATAGATACGGAATATACGAAGACGATCTTCATTTAATAATCGTGATGAACTGGCAGGATAACCCCTGGTATCACATGTCTGGTGTAGAGGGTGAAAGGCTTTATGATTTAAAAAACACATCGAAAGCTAATTACGATTGGATATGGGGCGGAAAGTTTAACGATGAAGTGGATGGGTCTATTATCAAGGCTGAATGGTTTGATGCGGCCATAGACGCACACAAGCTCGACAGACTCAAGACGGCATTTAAACCACACGGTGCCAGGATAGTAGGGTTTGATCCGATGGATGGCGGCAACGACGCTCACGGCTACGCACAGCGACACGGATCGATCATAGAGCGGGTATTGTGCAAAGACGATGGCGAGATAGATGTAGGCATGGATTGGGCTACCAATTTAGCACTTGGTAATAATGCGGATTGGTTTGTATGGGATGGTGACGGCATAGGCTCAGGGGCCAAGCGACAGGTATCTGACTCATTCAAGGGGACGCGGTGCAAGTTTCACCTATTCAAAGGGTCGTTGTCAGGATCGGGGCAAGACAGAGCTGGAGACACCTATACTCCAGTAGATGGCGACAGAGAACAATCAAAGCCAGCTACATACGCAGACACATTCAAAAACAACCGTGCACAGTATTACATTCGACTATCCGAGCTGTTTTACAATACTTATCGCTGTGTGGTTAAGGGTGAGTACGTTGATCCGGCTGAAATGATCAGCCTGGATTCAGATGGTATAGACGAAATCGAGAGACTCAGATCAGAGGTCTGTCGCATTCCTTTAAAGCAAAACAACAGCGCGTTAAAGCAGATTATGAGCAAGCAAGACATGATGAAGTTAGGCATAGTATCGCCAAATATGTCAGATGCTATAATGATGAGCATATGGGGGCCAAAAACCAAAGCCTCTTGGGGAAAACTAAACTATGAAAAGGTATCGGTAGCATGAGCATAAAGCAACAAATTGAAATTAATGAATTACGGGATCGTGTAGATGCTTTGGAGCTGAAACTGAATATTGTTAGCGATGTTCCGCGCAATGTTGGCGGCATGCCTGATCCAGACCCAAAGCCTGTACAGCGAAAGCGAACCAAGAAAGCAGAGGGATAAACCGTGGATATGCTAGATAGCGAATTATTGGCGCACGTAAACGAAGCCGAGCGCGACGCTGTTCGTTATTCTAGCGAATGGATGCGGGAAAACGAGGACTACCTTAAGCGCTATTACAAAGAGCCGTATGGTGACGAGGTTAGCGGAAAGTCTCAGGTTGTCACGTCTGACGTTGCGGATACAGTAGAAAGCGACATAACCAGCCTGGTTCGGGTGTTTCTTGGATCGCGGGAGGTGATGATATTTGAGCCTAATTCATCAAGTGACGGTGATAAGCTGGAGGGAGAAGAAAAAACCAGATATATAAACTGGCTGGTTCGAAATCAGCCTACATCGTTCAAGGTTTTGCATGACTGGATGAAAGACGCACTTATTCAGAAGCTCGGCGTGGTTAAGTTTGGTTATGAAGAAACAGAGCGCACAGAATGCGAAGAGTACGACGGCATAAGCGAGGAAGAGCTGGAATTAATAGCCGTACAGCTTAGGATCAAAGAAAACGCAGGGCAGAAGGTCGAGTACATTGGCCAGTCAGATAACGACGACGGCACGAAATATGTAAAAGTTCGTAGGACATGGACAGAAAAATCATTCTTTGTTCGTGGTGTTCCTACTGAGGGCTTTATTATCTCTCGCAACGCTGCGTCTAAGGATGACGCGGATATAGTGGGCGATATCGACATGGTCACAAAGAGCGAGCTAATAGCCGCTGGTTATCCTGAAAGCGTAGTTAAAACCCTGCCGGCCCACACTGGCCAAGAAGAGCGCAGCACAATGCGGTCGCTTCGGTTCAAATCAGAGGGCGGGGCAGATATCGGTTCTTCGTCTAGTGATTGGCCTAACCACGTTGTAGAGGTGTCATATTTATACGTCAAGATTGATTATGACAACGACGGCATAGCAGAGCGCAGGTACATAGTAAAAGCTGGAAACAAGATACTCGAAAACGAACAGCACGAAATGGTTCCGTATGCCATAAACAGCGCCATATTGATGCCCCACAGTGCCATAGGCAGAGGTAGAGCAGAGCTAGTAACATCTAGCCAGCGCGTGTCGACAGTGCTTACAAGGCAAATGCTAGACAATAACTACCTTGTGAACAACGGACGGGTGGTAGTTAATGACGAAGACACCAATATTGATGACCTGCTAACTGTAAGACAGGGCGGCGTGGTCAGGACT